AGAACCTTTTCTCTCCATCAACGTGCTCATACGGAGGCACGTCTCGAGGTACTTCTATTACTGTGCCTAATGGGTCTGACGCATAGGCAGTATTCAATCTGATATAGGAATCACTATCACTGATACCTCCATTCCTAAAGACATACAAAGGGTCTGTATTAGACCCCCAGATGAGACGCATACTCAGTTGATCATCATCAAAGTATATTGGCATTAAGACACCTCATGCATATTAATAGTTCCAGAAGCTGATACCATACTGATTATACCGTCATGTGTTTGCCATGGCTCAATTAACTTACCAGCAGGAATAGGTATACCTGTAAGTTTCAACTGAGCAGCAGTACCGGTAAATTTACCATACCAAATATGAGCAATCCCATTAACGGGCATTACCATTTTAGAGTTCATTGTAGCGTAATCTTTAATAGTTTCGCCAAGTTCAAAAGATCTACTCTTTAGTTCTGCCATGATTCCGTTCTCCTTATTTACCTGTTTGTAATACTTGATCTAAACCATTTATAGTTAATAACTCATCTATACTGCCTGTGAACGCATCTATCGGATTACCTGCATGGTTTATAATATCATCAATCCCTGTAGGAGTTGAGTTTAATATATTATCCATTCCTGCATGAGTAGATATCATATAAGCCATAAAAACGTCAAAAGGTTTATCAGTCACACTCTCTTTGATAACCTTCAGTATTCTCATAGCATACTTTGTAAACCAGAGTACACCAATCTTATTACCATACTCTATCATCTGATGGGTTGGGATATTAAAGTTAACAAACTCATCTTCAACAGAAGCTATTGCTTCTTCATGTCCCATACCATCTTTAGTATACTGGTTATACAGCACATGTCTACCAATGAAGTCTGTCATCTTAACAGCATTATTTAATACTTTAAATGCTTGAGTATCCTCAGTCAAAGCTATCACCTTACCAACCTTCTTGACTACCGCGGGTAACTTATCAGTTGCTGCAGTAACCTTCTTTTCAAACTCTGTAGGGAAATTACTCCCGGAAGTTACTGTCTCAATATCATCTACCAGTGATGGCATAAGTCCTGCCTGTATAGTCTTAGTAGTAGGATTCCGGGCTATAGAGTTTCTTAATCGAGCAATCTCAACGTCAATGTCTTTTATTTGGTTCGCTGTGTATTTACCCCTCATTGTTGCTTTCTTTCGAAGCAGTGCTTTATCGAGGTTCTTACTGTCTATTTGGTACTTATTTCCCATGGATATAGCTTCCCATCCAAGTTTCATAATAGTGCTCACAGGGACTCCTCTGGACCTCAAATACACCATATTACTTCCGAGGTTATTAAGAGTAACGTGAAGAGACTTAATAATGATATTGCTTTTAGCGAGCTTAGTAAGTTCAGTGAATATTGATTCTAAGCTACCAGCTCTCTGTACTGCTTTATCTTTAAAGAGCATCTTAGCAGCACCTACAAAGATTCTTTCCATCTTAGCTCTGTCTTCCGGAGTCTTGGTGAAAGCATCAGTAATGGAATACTGCCTGTAACCAAAAGAAATATCTACAAAGTCTTTAGGCATGAATATTCCTTGAGAACCCCAGATCTTCTGGATATCTTTCTTAGCCTTAGGGGGCATCATGTAATAGATCTCTCTTAGTTTAGGATCTTCTGAATTTGGTCCTACTTCAACAAATCCTTCAGGGTTACGCTGATAACCTTCTTTATACACTGCATGAAGACCAGTTATTAATTCTTGGTTTATCTCTGGACTTCTTACTTTATCGATTACCTGGCCAGCCATAGAACCGAGTATCTTAGTAACATCTGTTACCTGTTCTATATGACTATCTTTAGTTTCTTCAGTCATCATGTATCGATACCCAACTACATCACCTTTATCATCTACCTGGGGTACCATGAAATTACCATTATCAAGTTCAGGTACAATAGTAGGATCTGTCATATCCTGTATTGTAAAATTCTTTTTACGGACTATCTCACTATTTACCGGATCTCCCATCTTCCCAGGAAGTCCTGCAGACCTTGCGATATCCGTAGGAGTTGTACCCTTAGCTACATTACCAGTATATGAGAATATGGTAGACAGTAGGTCATTCACTTTAGCTACTCTGGAAGTATACATGAACATGTCTACCGGTTTACCGCCATTAGCCTGAACCTCAGCATCATCTCTGTCTAATGGTTTAGGTGTTCTAACATAACCCTCTTCAGCAAATTGAGCTTCATCCAGAATTGTACCATACTTAATATTGATTCTGCTGTTAAGTATCTGCTTAGTATAGCCCTTAATGAACTTGTATTTATTACCGTTGAATGCCTGATCAAGAGACTCTGCTTTCAATACTTCATGAAAACCGAATACTTTATTAACACCTTCAGAATCTTTCTCAAGTAAATTTGCAAAGGTATTCTTATGACCGGATGAAGTGTATTTGATTGCGTACAGAGAAGCAAGCTGATCAACTAAAGCTTCTGCAGTATTTATCTGATCCTCAGTAAGTACAGTAGCTTTATCTGTATTCCGGAGAGCAGCAATAACTCTGGCACTCTGGAAAACTACCTCACCAGATCTACTCCGGGAATGAATCATGAAATGACCAAGTGCATCTGAGGCTCTCTGATAGTATGTGGTATAAGGGGCCAAATCTGCGTTATTAGCGATCTTTTTAAGTACCGAGTCTATTTGCTTGCGTAACTCCTTAGGGTCTCTTAAAACGCTTAGTAGACCATCTGAACCAAGAGAAGAATTTAATACACTTGCATCAGTCTTTAATCCTACTTTAGTGAAGGCAGTCTTTTCCTCGTCTGTAAGAGGATTCTGGAAGGCTTCGTTTGTAGAGGCTACCATGGTATCAGATGCCTGTTGTTTGGCTTGATCAAGGTAGTTCTGACGCCTGGATAAGAGCTTGTGTAACCAAGCCATTCGGTCAGTTCTACCCCTAATCTCTGTAACCATAGACTTAATAAGACCTTGGTCTAATCGATCATAAGCATTCTCTATCTGACGCATGTGTCTACCAATCGAAGTATCACTACCCTGTAAGGCTGTAAGAGTTTCTTTAGTGGTCTTCAGTGTCTTGATTACCGGTACCGAAGTTACAGCACTCTTAATAAACTTATTACCATATTCTGAAGCTTTACCAGCATACTCTCCTGCTTTGATCATTGAGAGATATAAGGCACTCTTACTCTTAGTATCTTTCTTTGAAAGAAGTATTGCAAGATTCTTAAGCTCACTCTCTATACTGGCTGCACTGGAAGTAGTGGTGAACTTCTGGAATAAGAAATCCATGATAAGCTGTGCAATATTACCAAGGGTCTCTTGTATGTTATTACCCTTAACAGTCTTCCATGATTTACTGTTATACTGGGTACCTGACAGTTTAATACCTGACAATGCTTTACCGAAGTTCTCATTAGTAAGAGCCAGTACCAAGAACTCATCTAAGTAATTTGATCTTTCCTGTACCCGGGGAATGCCAGTAGCAGGATCTACTCCCTGATAAAACTCAGAAGTCTTCTGTGCCTCAGTATTCCGGAATACATAATCATATCTGTCCTTAGCGGCCTGTAACTCAAACTGGTTAGGGTTAGGATTATTCAAGAATGCTTTATATCCATCTTTACCGAGTGACTTCTCAGCCGTATTGAACAGCCTTTCTACTTTAGCTCGTAGTCTCTTATTCATATTCAGACCGGTATGTACCACACTATGAAGAATCTCATGTGTGTATACTTCACCGGTACTCATTCGAAGTCCTTGGTTTAGTGATCCGGATACTGGGCCTATAATTCTATTCTGACTGGAAATAAATACTTTACTTTTTGCTGAACCAATATGAACAAACTTACCCTCAGGTTCTAAGTTTGGGTTTTCAGTCAGAAATACATCCACTGGATCCATAACTTTCTGAGCAACATCTACAAGGATACTTTGAAGGTGTGCATCATGTTCCGGTGAAGCAGATATAGTACTGCCGTCTTTAATGTTATTATATACATCAAGTACGTTCATACCACTGACTTCCTGCTGTGTATTGTATTCGGTAGGATCTATAGACATCTGAGATGCTGCTGGTGAACTACCTATTTCATTACCAACTGTTTCTACTGCTACTTTGCCTATAGACTTAGCTACTTCATCAGTAGCCTTTATAGCTCCTGTGAGTCGTTTCTCAGCAGTTTCTGTGATTGTGAGAGGGTTGTACTGCTCTCCATTAAAAGATAACTTATTTGGGCTTGTTTCAGGCTTATATGCTGCTCCCTCAAAACTGTACTGTTCAACAGCTGTCATGACATTAACAAGTATCTCTTTATTCTTTTTGGTTTCCTTGGCTACTCTACCCATCTCAGAAACAATACTCTTCGTAATGTCTTTAAGGGTATCAGCATTCATTGTAGTAGCTTTCTCTGCTCCCGGGAACTGGTAAGATTTAGTACCCATAGCCTTAAATTCTTCAGCTACTATGTTATTTATTTCTGCAGCAGTAATACCGGATTTAATCAATTCAGCTTTATGCTTAGTAAACTCTCTAACAATACCCTGCATAGATTCAAATAACTCTTCACCCATATGAAAGTCTTTTACAGTATTGTAGAATGTTTCATTGGCAGTCACACCCATATCATGTGCTTGACCTACACCAGTAGTGAAACCATCATGATTGTTTAGAATGTCATGAACACCCATTACGGTATTTGCAACAACACTATCCTGATTATGGATAGTGAGAATTGTACCGCCAACTCCCGGGGATTGTAATCCGGACTTTGCATAAGGAGCTGCTTTCTTCCCAGCAAGAGTTTTATAACTCTGTTGTACTTCCCTATTAATAACACCCTTAGCTTTATTGCTGTAATCCTTCTCTCGACTTTTCTTGGCTAAAGGAATCTCTTTACCGAATTTAGTGGTAACTCTTGGAAACATCTCCTTAACCGATTCGGTGATTGCATCCATCTCACCAACAGTTACTTCTCTGTCTTCCTTTGCTGCAAGAGCTTCTACCTGCTGAGTTTTGATCTTCAGTACTGAGTTGTACAGAACAGCAGTCATACCGATACCGGTATTTAATGGCTTGAATGCATCTTTCATCTTTCCATACACTTGCTTTATGGCCATATCCAATGCTGCACCATGGTACTGTTCAATATTCTCATTAATTGCTGTAATGTCTTCAGTAGTTAGTTTAGTTGTAAGAACTGCCTGGTTATCAATAACACCATTTGATAGAACATCTGTTGAGTCCTTACCGAATACGTACCGGCCGGCAACATCGTATAGATTGTTGTTTAAAGTCTTTAAAGCAGCGATGTCTTGGTTAACTACTGCCTTCTCCATCTTGCTGTAAATACTGGATACAAAGGATTCCTGTAACTCTTTAATAAGAGCCTTCTTACCCATACCGTATACTGTCTTTAGAGTAGGATCTTTAGAGAGGTTCCGGACTATACCACTAATTGTACCATCATCGTTTCTGAAGCTACCAAACAGATTATTCATTGCTTCAAGTGCAGCAGCATTCTGATCATTGGAGAGTTCTTTCTGTAACTGGACTAATGCTTCTGTCCAAGCAAATCCTGTTCGTTTATATGCATCGTAGCTTAAATTACGAGCAAGATGTATTGCTAACCCAGGCTGTGCATTAGAGAAGGATATACCGGCATTCTGTAATGCTGTAAGAGTCTCCCCTACATCAGCTGAGTCAAGCATTAACTGTATACGTGCTATAGTAGGACCATTAGATACACCATCAATCTCAGTAGTAAGATCTGTATTGAAAGAAGTATCACCAGCTACTACTGCATTCCGGTACCGAGTGTACTCTATAAGAGCTTTGAAGGAGTGCATGTTAACACCACCTTCAATAGTAGCCTCTGTGATAGCATCTATTTCTTTTTTGTAGTACTTCTTTATTTCCGGATCATCAAGTACCAATTCATTCATATCACCACGACCAGTAAGAATAGTATTAATTGCTGTAATAGCTTTCTGAAAAACTGGCTCTTCTAACTTTTCCTGTAACTTACTTATTGTCTGATCAAGTCCACCTTCTTTAGATACTTCTAAGTCAAGACCTAATGCTACAGCTTCAAGGAACTGTTCTTTCATAACCTGATCAGTTAAATCTACATCATTCTCCCATGCAGACATGTTGAATAGGAACCGGTGATTCTTATCTCCTTGAGGATTAATATCACCAATCTGCCCCATCCTGCCTTGTCTCCAGAACTCCTGAGGGATATGAAATTCTGAATTATAACCACTCTCCTGATTAGCTGCATTAACAAGCCAAGCTTGTACATGGGCATTAGATCTCTTTAACCCAGAATTTATCCCTTCAGTTGTTTTGGTATTCTCTATATGGGTAGTCTCTGGATCCTGAGCACCTTGAATCTTAGCAAGATTATCTTCACTTAACAGACTATAGAATCCCATAGTTCTGGTACTGGCCTTGTAAGGTTTAGCCTGACTTGTTTCTATGTTATCCTGCTGTTCTTTAGATACCTCATAATCAGTACCCTTCATTTTCATTGGTTTAGTACTTTTCTTTATTGGTTCAAATGAATAATTTCTTTTATCATTCTCACCTTTAAAGATTCTATCCCATGTGTTAAGAGACTTTTGATGAGGCTCTACTACTATATCAAAGATTGATTTCTTGATATCACCATTCTCCGTAGCAATACGATAGAAGGTAATGAACCCAGAACCTTTATAAGACTGGAATGCTCCTGGTCCTTCAGGCACAAAGAAATTGTTTTCAAGACCAGAGTATAGTTTAGAGTCTGAGTCTGTCTGTTTATTAATTAGTCCGGTTAACCCAGTAACACTATTTGATTCCTGTCCCGGTATAGCTCCTCTAAGAACATCTTTCTGATCAAGTATACCCATGGCTTGCATAGTAGCTATGGCTTGCAGACCGAGGGATAGCTCAAGCTTATTCTGTGCTGAAGCATCTGAAGCATCTGATACCTGAATACCAAGTAACTCGAATACATCTTTACCAAGGGATTCCTGTAGCATAGTTGCAGTAACACCAATATCATCAAGTAGGTAATGTGCCATCCTGTCAATAGGAGCATCATCTTCTAACCCGAGTATTGCCCAGATATCTTCTTTCCGGTTAAGGACTGTCTCAGTTGATCTGGCAGCTACCCACTTGTATGAAGCAGCCATCAAAGCATCAATAGTACTGGAAGGCATTGTACCATCATCATTGAGTAAGAACTGGATAGGGTCTTCAAACCGGAAATCTTTACCGGTCTTACTTTTAGCTTTGACCTTAAACTCTTTATGGAAAGCTTTTGTGAATTGGCTACCAAAATCACTGATGGAAGAGATAACCGCTTTAGCAGCATCATCCATGGGATTCTTTTCATTAAATACTTCTGTAGTTTCTAAGTGTTCCGGGGTCATTACTTCAAGTACATTATCTGTTCTGTGTATGATACCTTTTGTCTTTTTCGGTTTGAAAGTACTCTTAACTTTATTAGTTGGATCACTGTCAGTCTTCGTAGTGGAACTCTTCTGGAAGTCTGAAGTTTCTTTTGTTATTGGTTCAATCTTTGATTCTTCTTTTGTTTGTTTAGTTGGTTCTTTAGTTTCTATTTTATCTACAACCGCAATTGTTCCTGCCTCGGTTCCTGTACGGGTACTGCCCTCATCAATAACTTCACTGGTCTCCTTCGCTACCGCTACGTCACCCACCTCAGTGATGGATTCGGTTGCACCGCTTCCAGAAATCTCATCAGTCACAGTTGCTGGAGTTATTGGTGTGATGGTAGATTCTGCTGTACTCATCCATGAGTCCATCATAGCAACAGCTTTATTTAGAGCATCTGATTCGAGGATAATCGTATTAACAAGACCTTCAGCATTCTTTGTATTGAGGTTATATTTATTGGTAAACCCCCTGTTAGCACGTTCTGTATCATACTTATCCATCTCAGCCTGTACTTCGGCTGTAATAGGCTCATTTGAGATACCTGCATTATAAACGATAGTAAAGGTATCAGCTTTACTTTCATGCCCTTCAGCGAAGGATTTGAGGGTATTAAGCTGTGTTTCTGCAGTCTCAGTATCTCCCTTCTGAAGAGATAATGTAATAGCCTGGGCATAAGTCTTAATACCATTGAAACCTACACCACCTTCAACTATGTCTGAGTGTACATCTTTAATACCCTTGCTTGAGGGCTCCTCTTGCTTCCGTGTGAGGACTTTCTCAGCAGTTTGATACTCTTGTACCAGTTTAACACTTGCCTTCGTAGAATCGTCTATTTGAGGGTTAGAGAGGATACTATTTAAAGTATCACTATCTGACAGGTCAGAACCCCTCTTTGAACCAAAAATAGAAAGTATCGATTCCTGGACTACTGTACTATCATCACTCTTTAGTGCTTGATTGATTTGTTCTAATATAGCACCTTGATCAGCTCCTACATCCTGCATACTCTTAATAAGAGGTTCAACATGTTTCATTATCTTATTAACTGACTTGGCATCATCGATAAGGTCTTTAACTTCTTTTGGGTCAGAGTCTGGACTCTCTGTTAGTTTAGTAGCCTCTGCTACAAGTTTCTGTTTCTTCTGATCAAGAGCTTTGTATATCCCCTGTGCTTGATCTAAGTTCTGTAGCTTAGGAGCAACTCCGGTCTCCTTCTGACTTCTCTGCCTTAAGACATCTATAGCCATAACCGGATCTGCTTTATCAGAGTCTACATCAGATATCTCTGTTACATCACCTGACTCTACAGCTGCAGCTACCTTTTCTTTATACTGGTATTGTGATTTAGATTTAACCTGATCTTTAAGAGTGTTTCTTGCTTTAGGTTTAGCTTTAATCTCAGTAAGAGTTTTATCGCCGAAAGCAGCAATATCCACTGGAGCCATACCAACACTTGAACCAAAACCTCCGAGAGTTTCACCCATTAACTCGCCAGCGTCTATCTCACCACTTCTGGCTAACTGACCGGCAGCTTCACTAATAGGTTCAGAGGCAAGTTCTCCTGCAGCTACGCCAGTTACTTTTGCAGCATTCTTTACTTTAGAAGCACCCTTAGCAAGACTACCTACTCTACCAAGACCTGCACCTAATACTGTATCAGTAAGAGCAGTACCTACTGCTTTTCTGGAAGCAGCAGACTTAATAGAAGAAAACAACTCTTCATCATTTATGATAGATTGTACATTCTCTTCAGTCACCGGTAAACTTCTACCAGCCAACTCTTTAGTTATACCTTCCTGAATAGCGGCACCTTCTTCAATAGTGTAACTACCAGAGAACATACCAGCAGCTGTACCGGCAGGACCAGCAAGAGAACCTACAGCAGCACCAGCAAGAGGAGCAACCATATTAGGAGCAGATCTTATAGCAAGTAAACCCACCCCAGCAGGGTTATCAATAACCTCTTTACCTGTAGCACCAAAGGTACGTAACATTGCTATAGTCTTATCTTCTACAGTCTTGGCAGTAGACCATCTCTTACTTTCAGCTGCCATGTTAGCATGGGCCTTCTTCAGAGATACTGGAGTTACTTCTTCTGATCTACGCTTTACATCAGCAGTTACGAGTTCAGCAAGTCCAGAAGCATCTGTACGAGCTTCTGCTACTGTGTAAGCAGCATTGAAAGTATCCATGGCCCCAGACTTAGCCTGAGAGCCTAATTGAGATGGATAACTTGAAGCTTCTACATACTCTTGCTTTATTACATCTGCACCTAAAGGAAACTCTTCTACAAAAGCTTGTTCATAAGCCTGTCTATTATCTTTTGTTCCTGCAGCGTAATAGAGATCTTTTTTAGCATCAGCCCAAGCATCCTTAGTCGCAGTATAATCATCTGGTGATGTAGCCATAGTACCCCTTTATGTTTCCAGTAACTCAGCTAAAGACAACTCACCTTTTACTTCTGGTGGCTGTCCTTGCTTACTTCTAAGCATCTGCTTAAGCCTTGTCTTTAGTCGAGTATTGTTAGGATTCTCTTTAATCATCTCTCTCAGTCTCTGCTCCGGATTATCAGATCTAACATCTCTCAGTATATTACTTAGAGCAGAAGATCCAGAACCTTTTAATTCTTTTTTGGCATCAGACCATTCTTTATCTGTTGCCCAAGGTGGCTTAACCTTACCAGCTGCTGCAGTGAGAATTGTACTCTTTCTGTCTTTTTCCGGAGGCTTTGCAAAAGTACCTCTCTCACGTAAAGTAGCCTCAAACTTATCCAGACTACTTGGCCCAGTATTCTTTTCTTGGTTCTCTTTAAGCAACTCATCAGCTCTGTCAGCAAAAGATTTCTTTTGTGTTACACCAGGAGCTTTAGGGGTATTCAATGCACTGGGTTGTTTTATAGCTACGCCGGTTCTGTTTGCCTTACGAGTATCTGTACTAAAGTTAAACAACTGGTCTCTGCTTTGTCTCTGCATACCTTGAATATTAGATTCATGCTTAAGTCTTGCTGCATTAATATCACTCTGTTTCTGTTTACGTGCAACCATTGCCTGAGTTCTACGAGCAATCTCTTTGTCAAATGCTTCTGGATCAACACCAGGTGCGCCAGGAGTTTGGTGTGATTGAAGAGTAGCTTTCCATGATTCCCATAGTACAGCTGCAGTATCAGCATCAGATAAAGTACCTGAAGCAATAAGATTCTGGTACTTATCATTAACAATCTCCATAGCTTTATCACCGGTAGCAACAGGAGAAAATGGTGATAGAATAGCATTAACAATACCTGCAGAAGCTGGATCAACTATAGCTGCCTGGAACTTCTCAAGAACATGAGAACCCGGATCAGTGACATTCTCAAACTCACCTGCAACTTCATTACTGATAGCCTGAGGTATATTCGATAACTCTGCCTGCAATGACTGTATACCTAATTCACCCTGTCTTTGTGCTGCACCAATTGCATCTTTGTTTGTTTGGCTCAAGTAATCATACTGATTCTTTTGATCTTGGTTCATCTGACTTCTATCAGCAATCAGTTTTTTACCTTCTCTATCAAGTTTAGCTCTGAGTTTAGCTGGTAACTGATTACGTGCAGCATTCAGGTTTTCTGAAGTAGTAATAGTACCTGTAGTAAGGGCTTCATCTAAACCCTGCATAACACTATTATAAAGATCTGTTTCTTTCTTCTTGATACGATCTTTAATAACACCAGCATCATTACCAAATTTAGTAGTAGCAGCTAAAGCTTGGGGAGTAGTCATACCTGCATCTATCAGAGACTTATGCATAGCACTCTGAGCCTGGGTAATATCACCTGTACTCTCAGCTTCTTGATAAGCAGTAGCTGAAGCTTCATTTACAGCCTTACCTCTTAAACGGGCTTTAATAGCCTTTAAATTGGAGTTAAAAGCTGCAGAGTCATACTGGGTACCAAACTTGGATTGGATGGCTGTATCAGTCAATTGTCCTGCTTTATCTGCCTGGTTTAGTTCTCCTAAAGATCCGAACCTTTCAAGATCTGCTTTAATGGTTCTATCATTACCTTGAGTGATACGAGTGTCTTCTGCAACATTACGCTGTTTAAGACCTCCTAATACGTCACTGAAGGCACTAAATCCTTTGTCTATAGATCGGCCTGCCTGACCTACAATGTTAGCAGTAGCGGCGTAATCCGGTCCTTGTACTGGTCTGAATTGTGGAATTCTTGGTGCCATACTAACTCCTTATGTTAACCGGTTAGCTGCATAGTATTCTTCAGGAGTAGGGTTCAATTCAGGATTTCTATCATACCTACGTTGTGCTCTATCCTGAATACTTCTGTTTATCTCCTGTTTCTGTATACCGGTCTGTTCTGCGTATTGTGCTTTACCTGCTGCAAGACTTTCTTTACCGAGTTTTAATTGCTGTGAACCAAGATAAAGATTGCCGATACCTTGTAAACCTCCAAGAGCAAGTTTACCCCATCCTGGACCTGTATTCTTTCCTCCTGCAAACTGTTCCCATGCAGTAGGCTGATAGGCATTGTTATTGAGAGGTCCAGCTGCTGAAGCAGTATCACTAAGAGCATTTATAGTGGGAGTGCCTGAAGGTATAGCCATTGACGGTAATGCTGTAGGACCACTAAGAGTATTACTGTTTGGATCCCAGTCACCAAAGGTTAAAGGAGTATCACTATCTCCCCATGCGTTATCACCAAAGTATGTTGTCATTGTTGCCTCCTGTTAATCGTTATACCCCATCCGGTAGGAGTAGGGCTGTATCTACATAGTTCTCTATCACATTTAAACTTAAAGTACCAATGTTTCCAACATGTATTTTATCATAGAAGTTCTCTGCATTGGTCAAGATATCTGGTGTTGGATAGTTTGGTGGTTCTAAATAACTGATTGGGAGATTATACTCTATATCAAGTTCTTCCTCTGCAGCATCAAGTAATGCCTGCTCTGCTTCAGCATCTAACAAGAAATCATTATATTCATCTTCAACTTCTCTTAATAGGTTATTCGTAGCAATACTGGAAGCTTCCATAAATACTGAACCAAGAAATAAAAACGCTTGAGCAGTAGGTAGAGTTAGATTAAAGATATTAAGGGCAGTACTCTTTGCTGCTGCACCTACTGCCATAAGTATCAATGAAGTGATGACAGCTATATCAGGCCCAAACTCCTTTGCAATAGCTGCAGAGGCATAATGTACAACTGCGGCTGCAACAACAGACTGAAGAAGATACAACATCAGTGCTTGTATACCAACCTCTAAAGCTCCCATTAACCCAGCTACCCAAGGTTGCAGGGTCGTTACTGCTATCACTACAGCAATAATCATATATACCAGTTTGAATAAATCTGTTTGATACCATCGTGCATGAGACTTCTCAATAGAATTGATAACCAGGAGCATTGATTCTTGATATAATTCATTTCTTTTGCTTATACCAAATCTTCTGGCCACAGTGTAATGTAAAGGGATAACAAGACTGTGTTCATCTGGATCTGCTGCTACATCAATAGGCCTTGTTGTTATGCTACGATTATCGTAAATAGCATTAATATGGGTAAGGTCTACAATAACTATTTCCCTATAAACATTAGCAGCTAACTGTTTTCGAAGTATTAAAGTCCCAGGAACATATACAATGGCTTCAGGATCACTCTCATTAACTATCGTCTTAGTGACAAAGCCAATATCTCCGATACTACCATCTACCAATGTAGATGTAATACTCTTGTATGTAATCTGTATATTCAATCCGTGTTCAGTAAGAGATAAAGTATCTGCAGGATTAATAACTGTATCCCCGCCTGTAGTATCTGTTGTACTGCCTGACTCATTAGCGTATACCCCAGTAACAAAGTAATTCTCATCGTCATAGGTACTGACACCAGCCAAGGTATCAAAGATTGAGTTATCATCTTCTTCAGAAAGAAAAGTAAAGAAGTCTACTAAATACTCTATAGCTGTTAAGTTGGTTGTTTGGAGGTCTACACCAAAGGTAACGTAAGCATGATCGATACCTGCAATATCCGGATTCGTTGAGAGACTATCAACTAACTGATCAAACTCTACACCTATCCTCTTCAGAAGCTCTGTACCGGTATCGTATATATCTGGTTCATTTGTGGGACTGATAAATACATTATTGTATCTGACTGGTACAACTGGATATGAGTTACTATTACTCTCGCCACCAGCATTGGGATTTAATGCAGCATACTTACCGGATTCAATGTTATAGTACCACCACTTAGTAGTATCGTCAGCTACAGCAAATTCATCCAGTTCTCGATATCCTGCTATGTAATACATGCTGCCTATTTGTAAACCAGTAGCCAGTACTCTATTCTCAATATACGTACTTATAGAAGGATCTACTGTCATAACTGTATGCGTAACTTCGTGGTTAACGTCTGTAGACGTATATGTTAAAATAGCTTGGTAAGTAATATTTACTGATGTATTATTTAAAGCTAAAGCCACTTCTGAAACATAATATGTACGACTTACACTACCAGATGTCTGTGCCAAAGCTTGTGCAGTTCCGAGGTATACGTCTATCGCATTAACTAATGCAGCTGGAGGAGTCGTTATCTGGCCATTAAATATATCATACCCCTTCTCATATAGGAGGTAAGGTAAGATGGCTGCTATGGACGTAAGAGGAGCTATAGAATTGAAGTCTATGATACAGCCATACGGTAAGCTGAGATCTGTTGTAATGATACCTGCAAGTGTTGAATCAGATACTTTATTGGATGATCCGAAATACTGGTTAGGTAAACCAAGAGTATAATGATCTTCAGCATACCCTCTGGCAGCATTCATCTTAGCACCGATACTCTGTAAGTCAGAGTTTATAAGAAGCTTTACCAGAGACTCTCCGGAGAAGATACTATATAAGACTGTTTCTGTTATGTGATTGGGATCGTACTCCATCAGGTGAGATGCGGTGGAGCCTACTGTTATAACTCTTCTACTTCCAAATAGTGACATAAGCGCCTACAGAAATGGGGCTAACTAAAGCCCCATCTCAGTTATTATATTTTTGGTTTATACTACAACACCAACTCCTGCGTAAGCTTTAGTTATCATAGCTCCTAAATCAGAATCTTGTAACTTGTTAGTTGCGTTAGCAGTTGCATCTCCTGTAGTAGCATCAATACCCCATGCATCAATAGCCATACGTGTAAGCTTCTGTTCAGCATCCCTTAGAAAGCCATCAGCCTGTCTGGTGTATAGAACCTGTTGTTTACCAGAAACACCACCTACAACAGTAGAGGTATTCAAAGCATCAGTAGAGGTAACAACAGCTTCACTTGTCTGAGCCAGTTCGGTGATCGTCTTCTGAGCCAATAAAACAATTTCCTTACTTGCTTTATTTCCTTGGTTCGTAACAAGAGTAAACTGGGCTCCAACAAGACCATCAATAGAAGTAGCTGGATCTAAACCCAGATCAGTAGGTTTAACAGAGCTTGTTTGACCAAGTTCAGTTACCAGTTTCTGGGTCACTAAATCAGCCTCTGACTGAGCTTTAGCTGCTACGGCTGTCATAGCACCCTCTGCAGTAGAAGAGGTGTTAAAACCGTAATCTAACAAGGCTGTAGTGAAGTTATCTCCTGTTCGAGCTAACTCAGATATGATCTGTTGACCGGTTAAAGCTTTCTGGGTATTCTCTGTTGCTACCTTACTTGTGGCAAGAAGAATCTGTTGAGCATTAAGATCTCTCTGATCTGATACTAAACCCTCAATAGCAGTAGTACCATTAAATGCAAGACCACCAGGAAGATCATTATCTGTATTAGCAAGCTCAGTAACTATCTTCTGTCGAACTAAACCGATTTCTGCAGCTGACTTCTTTTCACTTTGTAGATTAGAGATATAAGCATTAGACTGTTGCATTACTGATTGTACAAGACCGAGGTACACTACCGAATATTCTTGTCCAGTAATACGACCTGCATCATACTCTTCTGCAAGATGTGATTTAGCCGCCTTCATGAAAACATCAAAGACACCCACACCATCTACACTATTAGTAGTGAAGATACCTGTATTCGGTGCATCGGTTCCTGCGGATACTTCAATCTTTTCAAGATCCAGTGCCATGTATTAATCCTCCATAGACCTGTTAACTGCCTGTTGAGTAGCGAGCTCTTTAAGCTCTTCGTTAGTTAGAGGAGGAAGTTCTTCAATAGCAAACTCTCTAACAAGTTTGTTTTGTTTAATCTCTTTACCATTAATCTTTTTTGTTACACGAGTCTTGTACTGTCGTTCCCTGAGAACGTTAAGCAGTACAACCGGTATATGGTATCCATCTCCTGTATCGAAAGGGATCATCTTTGAGATAGTACCCACAGCAGAGTTTCTGAAGGTGATTAACTCACCTGGCCATCCCTGCTTACTTGGGTTCATACAAGTCAGGTTGATACGTACCAGACGATTAGCCTCTCTACGTAATCGTGTATTACGCTGTGGAATAGTCTCTTTTGGGGCTTCTTTTACCTTAAGGGTCTCTACAACCTGGGAAGCAACTGGGCCTGCTCCAACAGCCTTATTCAGCTTCTTGCGTAGTGTTTCAAGACCGATGTTTGCATTATATGATATCCCTGCATTATCAGCAGCTTCTTTCAGTATTTCAAGTTCTGTCTGGTCGCTCATGTCTATCTCCTATTAAAGTAACCCTCCCCCGGAATGGGAGAGGGTGTTAATTTTGTTAAGTATTAAATACGACCTACTGAGTAGATCAATGCAAGACGTTCGGTGCGGAGTGCCATGAAGCCGTAGTACCACTTGATAGACATAAGACCTTTCTCACCGTAAGGATCATCAGTAGTTACCATATCTTTACCTGGCTTCTTATGATAGATCTTAAACTTGGTAGTCTTACCATCAGTCTGGAAACCGATAGTAGTAAAAGACTCGCTACCAACAACAAGCATTGGATAAACGTTGTATTTACCGTTAGTAGTCTGGTATCCGGCATTTGTCACTTCAGCAGCACCAGCACCAGCCCAATGCATCATCTCAGGAACAACAACGATACGGAAGTATCCAACAGCACCGATCTCACCGTTAAGCAGAGTAGTACCAGCAGCATACTGAGCTACTGGGATGAAAGCTGCATTACTGAAATGGTCAGTCATACGTTCGATAGTAGGCTGCATCTCTGAACCAATAAATAAAGCTCTTGCTGCGCCAACAACCTTGGTATCTGTCATTCGTGTACCGGTGATAATCTTGGTATCTTTTGGACACCTGTTGTTATCAAGAGTGATAGCCAATGCACCAAGATCTGAATAAGTGACTTCTGTAATAGCACCAGTCTCACCAGAAATAGTTGCTTTTGAAGTAGCAGTACCAGAGTAGCTGTGTACGCCGGCAGAGTTAAGAAGATCAATCTGTAGAGAGTCTTCTGTCATCTCTGTAGCACCACGAAGCATCTCACGGTTGATATGCATCATAAGTTCTGAGTCAGTATCAAAGTCCATGGACTCCTGAGTGTACTCATCAAAGATACCAAACTTCTCAATTGAACCTTCCAGCTCAACTCTCTTAAAGCCAACACGATTGACTCTACCACCTGTCTCAGAAAGAGCAGGAAGCTTACCAGTAATAGTACCGATATCTTTACTGGAACCGTAAAGATTACCATACCGAGGTGTCATAGTAGAACCAGCAATAGACTGAGTAGCAAGAGTAGCTGCAGCAAGTGTTGGGTACTGTAGATTAACCTGTGTAAGAGTAAGTACTGCACCAGCTACTGTATGTGTACCACCAGCTGTATCTGCATTCAAGTAACCAGCAACTACAGAGTCTGCAATCTCAGTACCTGAAGCTCCACCGGTAGTAGAGGCATCATAACCGATTGCTGTATCTGCAGTTAATAGTAACCACTGAGTACTGTCAACGATATATATAACATCACCATCTGAATGAGCTGCAGTAAATGCAGCTTCTGCAAGTTCAACAACAGTAGGAGAGTTAACAAGTGCAGGAGCCTGTACATCATACTCCGTGATAACCATAGTTGCACCAGCTGCATCAATACCCTGATCATTGACGTTTCGGTCATCAAGCATAGGTAGATAATGAAACCTTTTGATGGTCTTACCAAAGTGCTTAGGCATACCAATTACGGAAGCCATAGGTGTAAAGTAAATCTCTTTTTTAAGATCGATGAGAGCTTTTTTCTGGTAATAAAAATCTCTTAGCTGATTACCAATGTCACTGGACGCATCGTTATATTCTCTTGCCATGATGTATTCCCCTTATTTTTTAATACCTATCGTTGAAGCATCGAACTTAGCGAATTCTTCATCCGATAGATCTAATGGATTAAAGTCTGCTGCAACCTTAGCGACTACCGCCTTGGATTGCTTTGTAGGACTCGCTGCCGCTTTCTTAGCCAATCGTGCTTTCTCTGCTACTGGATCAACCAGAGGTACAGCAGGTTCTTTAGTGACTTCCTTTGCAGGAGTGGTCTCTTTAAAGGCACCAGCTGTTTCTAATTCATCGCCAATAGTTTTGTAGGCATCAATGTCTGATACACCGTCAAGCTGTCCTAAACTACGTTTATAAGTTATTTCTTTTGCAATAGTATCATAGATACCCAATTCCACATGCTTATTGATTATACCCAATAGCTCTGGTTTATTGGCTATCCTTTCCTGACTTACTGCATCCCATTTATTAGATACAATATCTAATGTGGTATCCCCAGTGGATGTTCCACGGAGATCAGATAACGCCTGATCAAGTACAACCTCTGCTTCACTGGCTGTGTGATCAGTTGGTACATACGTACTTTCTACTTGGGTATCTACATCTGCAGGATCGATCTTATGCTCCTTTAAGAGCTTTGCGATTGCCTCAGGATTCCCATTCTTTATATCAATAAGAAAAGATAACTCATCGTTTCCGATTAAGCCATTGTTTTCCAATGTCTTCAATGCTGTTACGGCTGGCTTCATACCTGCCATCTTCTTATGATAGTTAGCACCCATCTGAGCCAAACGAAGTAAGTCGGCATGACTCTTAGGAGTCACTTCCCCACCATTTGCCTTGAAAGGCAATAGCATGTCTTCGTAAAGCTTTTGGTGGTCTATAGCAGGCTCTTTGGTGCCTTTATCATCTTCTTTCTTTGGTTCAGCCTTATTCTGGTCTACTTCAGGTTCCTCTACTGGAGGCGTATCACCATCTTCAATAGGAGGTACTTCCGGGATATCCTCATCAGGAAGATCCTCTATCTTTGGTTCTACTTCAGGTGTCTCCGGTACTCCATCTTCAGCAGGTGTATCACCAGGCTCAACTGCAGGTATATCTTCATCAACTGCAGGAATCTCAGGTGCATCACCACTCTCCTCCATCTTAGCTGCTATTGCATCAAAGTCTGGCTTTGGAGCATTAGCAAAATCTTCATCTGACATCTCAAGGATGTTCTCATTAGGATCTGGCATTATTCCACCTCCCCGTTAAGAATCTCATCCTGTGTTTCTTCATATCTCTCTATGGAGACTTTGGCATTCTCGGCCATCAACTTAACTTCTTCCATAAACTGTGCTAAGTACCCAGCAGCAATAAGACCTTTCTCAATGTATGCTTGCTCATCTGGATGCTGTAACCCATGAGTACATTTCTGTTTAATAAGCTCATCAACTTTGTCTGCAAGAAAGAACCCAAGAATAACTTTCTTAAAGTCTTTGTTTTTCATCAGTCGTGAGAGAGCTTCCCCAGTAACGACCTGTTCTTTAAATTTCTTAATACCTACTTCTACTTCCCTCAAGTCATGCTCATCCATTATACTTTAGTCTCCTGTTTACCGTTCTGGTTAGCGACTTCTGACTTGATTAAATCAGAGTCTAAATCATTCTTGGACTTAGTATTAATCTTGTCCAGCTCCTCGTTATGAGCTATACCATCATGTTCTTTCAAATAAGTCAAATCTTTATTATCAGAATCACTATCAAGATTTCTTCCTTTAGATCCCTCAGTACCCGCTTTAGCCTGGTTGAGTTGACCCTGTGTACCATCTTTAAATCCTCTGGCACCATTAGCTTCTGCTTCAGTCTGGTGTTTGTAAGCCAGCATATTTTCTTTAGCTATCTGGGCTTCAAGCAATGTTATCTTTAACTGTGCTTCCTTAATAGCCATTGGATCAGGCTCTGGTTCATACTCCTCAATTCTCTTTGCCATGGTAGGCATATTTCTTAACCTGGCAATATCTGAGAGAAGCATCTTATACAGACCGAAATCCATATCCGGACCTTTAGTCTGTAGCATAAAAGATATCTCAGAAGCTCTCTTATTGTTCTCTTCTGCAGTACTTATGTCAAGTTTAAGATCAAACTTACCCGCAAGGTCATCACGACGAACTGTAACAAACTGTTCATCAGTAATCCGGATTACCTCTTCTGCTGATAACCATTCTGAATTCATTGAGATGAACATACGACCAATATCAACAACACCCTTAGCAAGACGATTAAGGATACCAGTCTCTCTCTTACTTGCTGCATCCATGGCATCTCTACCACCACCGACACTCTCACCAATAGATTGACTATTGATACCGGAACTAAATGCTTTTACCCCAGTAAGACTCTCTGCTTCGACATTCTGCATCTGAAGCATATTGAATACTGATCCTGGTATCTCAGGAAACTTATGCTGGTAGATTGCTTCTTCTGGTCTTCCCTGAGACTGGAACTCATAATTCTCACCAGCAGCAAACTTACGTCTATTCACTATATCAAGGAAGTCTTTCTTAGTACCAGTCTGGGAATTAGCTGATTTAGCTAAAAGATCAATAGCTCCACGAGTAACAGCACCAACTATCTTCTGGTTATCTTCAAGTAGCTCACCATCAGGCTCACCATATATAGACTTCCTTCTTGGCATGTAAACTGCCTTAACGAAAGGAGGAGTTCTAAAAGGAAAGGGGTTCTCTTCTAACCGGATCATAGTATTATTAACCCAGGAACAAACTATAGGTACTGTAATACCGGTACCATGGATATCATAGTTACCCCAGTAAGTGTATACTATAAATTGTTTCCTTGGTTCATCTTTAAAAGCAAAGTTACCAACATCTCTACTCTCTTTGTAATCCGGATCTGCTAATGGAGTTGCACTCTCAATAAGTATGTTATCAAGATTTTTATACTTTCCATCTTTACGTAATTCAGAAAGAGAACTCTTGTATCTCTTACCAATGAACTGAGCTTTAGATAGATCACCATTACATGAAGGATCAATAAGAATGTTTGCAGATTCACATACCTCAAGCTCAGGGTGGTTCTTAGTCTCGACAGTCTTAGTAACCATCTCTGAGCCGGATTCTATTGCCTGGAACAACTGACCTGACTGAGCAAATATGGTAATAGCTTTATCTAACCCAGGATTCATATACTGGTTATAAGCATCCTGGCTCTGCTGTCTTAGGTTAATTAAGTTAATGTATTGCTGTGCTAATTCCTGATCAGCAGAAGGTATAAACTGGTATGTAGGCTCTTCTACTGTAATCTCTTCTGTTTCGGATACCCAGCTTACCTCAACGATGACTGTACCTATATCCACAGCATCACGAACGTAAGCGTCTATAAAGGCCACCTTATCGATAGTAGTACAGAACTGATGGTTTAGTACCAATGCATTCTGTTGTGCCCTTAAACGGTCTCCTGCGGAGCGAGGAGAGACAATAAACATATCTTCAGTACTGGTGAAAGGATCTGCTAAAGAGGAGTATCTCCATTCAGCTTGCTTACGGATAAGCTTAGGAGCTACCTGAGAACTACCCTTCTTTGTCTTTGGTTTAGCCTGACCTTCCATAGCCATATTATCTAACCATCTGTCAACGTCTATCTGATGAGTTTGGTTATCAGTATCAGCGTTTGTAATATCTTCTTTAAGATCAGTCAACGAAGGCACATTATCCCAATCTTGTAGTATTTCTGTTTCTATTTCATCTGGTGAGATCATCCCTACTTCTTCTGCCATATCGTCTCCTTCCTTATTGAACCAATAAAATAATAATTAATCTATACTGCTGATGAATAACATACACCATTGCTTCGACGTTGCCGTAAGTATAACCTATAACTAATATCGCTGGCAACAAAGAAAAACCAATCTCCATTGTTGGGTATTAGAGTATCATAGGTTGTGCTAAGATAGGACATAACTAAATTGCCTTTATGTATTGTTATACCATAATCTGTCATTTTAGTAGAATAAGAACCTACTGCCTGTTCAATGTAGTTTGAAGCTACAGTAGCACTATCAGCCCTTACTTTAATATAGTTGTATTTAGTACCGGAGTCAGCTGTAATCTGTACATCATAATTAGTGCTGGGACTCACTGCTCTGGTTAATATAATTTCAGCACTATCAGTACCTGTACCAGATTGCAACACAATTATATTGTCAGTGTATACAGCTACTGTTTCCCACCTATCAGATATGCCTATACCCATATTTTGGCTACTGCCAACAGGATCTAAATACAAAGCATAGTCTGCAGTATTGTGTATACCTATTTTGCTTTTTAAAGAATTACTTGCATTGTAGAGTCGTAACTCTGCGCTGTCTGATGCTGATGATTTTAGATTTATATCCCCACCATCATTAACTGTGATATTGCCTGTATCATTAATTAATATACCGCCGCCGCCACTAACAGAAATACCCCCATCACTGTTAACAATAATACCAGTTGCTGAGTTTACAACAACTCCGCTTGCAGCAGTAACTAATAACCCATTAGCAGAATTAACTGTGATAGCTGCATTGAGAAAATCAATCTTTAAAGTAGGAGCAGTAAGATGATCTGATATATACCCAGTAGTGATTACATTACCATCAATAACAGTCTGGGTAACATCAGCAGTACCAGTCCATTCAGATAATAAGTATCCGGATGTTCTGGCAGTATTAGCTGTAAGTACTCCACCAGAAGCAGTTGACCAAAGATCCCCAATGTCGTATGGTCCTGTTGGTTCTACTACAAATACCCTTCTTTTACCATCAGCAGTATCTTGTGCGTCAGCTGCATCAGCGTAGGCATCAATAGCAAGCTGATCTTCAATGTCAGCTGACCAAGCAGTACCAGACCATCTCTTTAGTTTCTTACTTGTTAGATTCCACCACATATCTCCTGTATGACTTGCATCAGTACCAGACCAGGTAATAGAAGGATCTGTAGTTACATACCAAGTATCCAGTTTGCCATCTTCTATAAGCCCCTCAAGATCTGATATATCAGAAGGATATGTTACAGTAACAAAAGCAGAGGAGGCTGTGATATCACTTATAAGAACCCACTCACTTGCGTTATACCCAGATACTCTATCCGCTGTAGCCCTCTTTATACCATCTCCTGTATCCCATAAATCACCTATGTCATATGGGCCTGAGGGAGTAACAACGAATACTCTTCTCTTATTGTCTGCGGTATCCTGGGCATCATTAGCTGCGGAAAGAGCTGCAGTGATATCAGAGTCACTTAACTGGGTCCAGCTGTATACTGTAGCTGCTACCAGAAAACGATAAGCATACCCAGTTACGTCATCATAGTAGAGATCACCTAAGTGCTGGTCTTTCAACTCATCAGTAGTCCAGGTTGAGGCAGGAACGTTAATAAGAGTAGGTACACCGGAATAGAACCAAGAAGTAATATTGCCATCAATCTGTGACTGTATAGCTGCGATATCTATATCATACAGAACGGTTGTAACAAAGTTGTTATCAGCGTATGCCTTAGCAGCTGCCTCTGCATCATCGATACCTACGGCTGCTGTAAATACATCTTTGGCTACACTTGAACCAAAGGTCATAACGATATTGTTGAAGTCTGCAGTACCATCAGTAGCATCTAATTTGTACCAAGTCTCGGAAGCAATCTGATCATCATAGTTTAGAGACTTAACAATATTGACTGCTAATGAACCAGTCATAGTAACTGCCCCAGTTCCACCATCAACCTCGAATACTGGTACTAAACCACCTGGGGTAATAATACTAAAGTGCTCTGCTTGTATATTAAACTCTGAGGTAGGTGCGTTATCTTGTAACTCCCACCAGGTATTAGAAACACCTATGGGGTAGTTTGCTGTTTCGGATAAATGATCTAAGATACACTTATATATCAGATTGCCTGTGACACTGTGCATCAACTCATCAACCCGGTATACTTTAGCAGTTAACCAAGTAGGATGGACAATCATCTCAAACCCAGCTACGTAAGGAATACCACCAGTATCTTCAGTTATAGTCACGCCAAAACTACTTGATGTAAGTGACTGTACTGCTTTAATACTGTACTGCGCGTCAGCCACATCTCGAGTTAATATGGTAGTTACCTGTTCTGTAGCTGTAAGGCGTGTTTCTGCACTATCTGCTCTGCCGGCAAGCTGATCATTAGCTGCTACTACAGACACCAGAGAAGTAGCTGTTTGGGTGGTTGTAGAGGTATTGGTAGCTACAGCACCATTAGCTAAAGCTACTCTTGCAGCAACCTCTAAAGTAATCTGATCAGCATTCTGGGTAATAGAAGATTGTTGGGATGAAATAGTTATATCGGTAGCATCCATCCGGGATACGTTTAAACTGATAGCAGTACTGTTTACATCTATACGTGCTGTTTGTACAAGAAGATCATTAGTAGCATCCAGCTCTACCTGATCAACCCGCAGGTTAATGGTAGAAGCTGTCTGGGTAATAGCTGAAGTGTTTGCTACAATACCGGCATTATTTGCCTGGATATCTACAGCAACTGTTTGTATCTGCAGGTCTGTATAACTGGAAGATATCTGGGTAATACTGGTAACATCAGCATCTACAAGAACATCCTGAATATCTCTACCTACTCTGGTCCATAAGTCCCGGAGCAAAACTATATCATCATTTAATCCAGGAGCAAACTGATCAATATCAAGTACATCATCAAGCATTGCTAATAGAGCAGTCTGCCCTATATCCTTAGCAAAGTTATAACTGATAACAACCTCAGGTTTAGTATCTGTCACAATAACTACAGAAGGTTCTGGGGATATTGATACTGTGTCTGTTGAACCCTCTATTGTAACAACAGGAGTACCAGCGTCTATAGTAACAGTATCTGGAGTACCCTCTAAACTAATACTGACAATATCATCACTCATATATCATCTTCCCCAAGAACCGTAAATGCACCATATATTAATTTATGAGTTACTCCAGCAGCTGTGTGTAGATCCAAAAAATATCTACCCTTCTCAAAAGTGTAAGCATCTATCTCATCCACCGGTATAGTGATAGATATAGATAACTCATCCACAGCCATTACAATATGTCCTGTAACATCAGTTATGGTAAGAAGTAAATCGTCATCGGTCTCTACAACTGCAGTATGCTTCCATGGAGGCTTTACTCTTAGAGTCATACTATTATACTGTGCAAAATTTAAAGTAACACCATCTACTGTTCTGGAAATCTTACCAGACTCATAAGTACCACCCCTGTGTATAACTAATTCATATTTTGCTGGTTCCATATATTATTCTCCTAAGCCCAACCACCATTACTAAACTGTTCTGGTTCTTCAACTACTTTATTAATAAGCCCTCTATCCTCAATCTTTATACACTCTTTCTCATACCGGAACATGAAAGTGTTTGCAACACTTTGTTGTCCCTCTTGAACATTAGATGTCTTACCTACAAATAACTTAGAAATAATCCAAGCCAATAAAGCAGTCTTTAGATATACAGGAAAGTTTAATTCATACGTTCTTGGATTAAAATCAGATCCCATAGTAATTAGTGGGTATGTTGCCTGATACACAATAGAGAATACTTCAGGGATATCCCTTTCTTTTATTTTAATTACATCTGGTTCAGGAAGAAAAAGATCATCAGGATACTTGTTTTGGTTTATATATACTTTAGTACCATCAGAAGCAAAAGCCTGAACCAACCTAACAATGTATGTATTTGTAAGATTAGCTTCAGGGTCGTATAAATATACCTCACCAGCAGGATAAGTATTTATGGATGTTACGTCAATAGTACCTTCCGCTTCCGCTTCCGCGTAAAAAGATATTTCTGCATCAACAGAGTTAGCAACAGTCTGGGCGATTATAGTAGTACCAGAGGCAGGTAGGTACTGTTTTGTACCATCCTCCAGGTAGTGATAAATCTCTGAGTCATTATCAAAGCCAACAGTAGTTACCGCAATAGATAATATTAACCCCTGTATTGGTATAACAGTATCCCAGGTTATAGAACTACCTGCTGTAGGTGATCCACCTATAAAAGTCCAAGCACCAGAGGCATTCTGCACAACACCAGAAGCAGCATCTGTAGATGAAGTACCTGATAAATACTCTGCACCAGGTATCAACGTACTGACATGCTTTGGTCGTAGGTAATAGGTATCTACACCAGCCATTTGGTACAAATCAAACTCTAACTTTCTTAAAGCAAATTTGGTATATAAGTCTGTTAAACCAGAATTTAGAAGCGATACTATTTTAGGATATTGGTCAGGTTCTATTGATCCGGATTTGGCGTTACCTATAGCCATTTGGGAAAACTCCCCAAAAGCCAGTTCATCAAATATATTCTGTAAATAAAACATATTAGTCCTCTTTTTTATGGATAGTTGA